TTCACCCCCCTATCCTACTCCCCCCCTTTAGGGGGGGGGAGGTAGGGGGGGGAATGAATACCCGTGAGTGTGGTGGGTGCCGATCCGCCCTGAGACAAGCAAACATAAGTGAGTGAAATGATAATGGTTTATGGCTGGAAGTCTGGAGTTTTCCACAACCGTTTCACTGGTTTCGAGCCTACGTGGGACGGTTGGAACGGTCGCCACTCGATTTCGGCCGCAATGCCTTGTGGCTACTTGGCTTCCGACCGTTTCACTCGTTGTGGATAACTCGTCCCACAACCGTTCCACGCGGTGAAACGGTGAAACGGTAGGGTGGAACGGTGCCGACCATGCCACTGCCGGCCGGTTGGTGGGACGGTTCCGGCCTGGGTTCAGAATCCGAGAAAAAGCTAGGATTCGGCTGGCCGTTCTGGGGGTCGATGGGTAGGGGTTGTGTCAGCTTCAGCGAGCCTGCTGCGTGGCGGTGAGCTGGGGTCAGCCCGGGTGTTCCGGGCGCTGCCTGCCGGCCGTGCTTGTCTTGGCATCACGTGTCGATGCAACCTTCGGGGCGCTGCACGGCCGGCGGGTAGTCACTCTTCTGTGATCTGTGTGGAGATGCCTGATGTGGAGGTGTGTGCTGATGTGCCGGAAGACATTCGATGACGATCTGCCGCTGGTGAAGGGCGGACAGGGTCGCAGCGCGAAGGAGATCGAGGACTCGGCCTGGGTCGTCGGTTATGTGGCGCTGGCCGCGTTCGTGCTGCCGCTGTTCATCTGGGGCGACGATCTCGTCCGCATCCTGACGGCAGCTGCCGGCCTCGTGATCGGCTGCTGGGTCACGGCCCGACTGATCGAGGAGAGGCGGCGATGAACTACACAGAGTTCTTGGATCGCAAGCGGCACGAAGGTGCCATGCACGGCTTTGAGCCAACGTTCCTGCCGGACAGCCTGTTTGACTTCCAAGCCGAGCTCGTCACGTGGGCTGTGCAGAAGGGTCGTGCTGCGATCTTCGCCGACTGTGGTCTCGGCAAGACTGCGATGCAGCTTGTCTGGGCACAGAACGTTGCCGAGCACACCGGCAAGCCCGTGCTAATCTTGACGCCGCTGGCCGTTGCCTCACAGACGGTGCGCGAAGGCGAGAAGTTCGGCATCGAGTGCGTGCGCTCGACGGACGGCGCGGTTGCCGGCCGGATCGTCGTCACGAACTACGAGCGGCTGCACCTGTTCCAGTCCGAGGACTTTGGCGCGGTCGTCTGCGATGAGTCCTCGATCCTCAAGTCATTTAGCGGAGCGACGAGGAAGGCGATCACGCGCTTCATGACGAAGCTCCCGTATCGGTTGCTCTGCACTGCGACGGCGGCACCCAACGACTACACCGAACTCGGCACGTCCAGCGAGGCACTTGGCGAGTTGAGCTACAGCGAGATGCTGCGCCGGTTCTTTCGCCAGCTCGATGACAAGGGCCAGAAGCGCGAGGAGAAGCTACAGGCCGAAGCAGAGAAGGCGATCAAGGCCGACGCGAACTACTACAAGAAGCTCGCGTTCCGCGTGTCACAGACGATCGGTCAGTGGCGCATCAAGCATCACGCGCATGATCACTTCTGGCGCTGGGTCTCGTCATGGGCGCGAGCCTGTCGGATGCCGTCCGATCTTGGCTTTGACAACCGCAATTTCCTGCTGCCACCGCTGACCGAGCGCGATCACATCATCAAGGCTGCGACGCCGCCGGAGGGGATGCTGTTCACCATGCCGGCGTTCGGTCTTGCCGAGGAGCGCGAGGAGCGATCGCGGACGATCCACGAGCGTTGCGAGTTCGCGGCAAGCCTTGTCGATCACAGCGAGCCGGCCGTCGTCTGGTGTCACACCAACGCAGAGGCCGATCTACTTGAGCAGATCATCCCGGACGCGCAGCAGGTTGCCGGCAGGACGCCGGACGCGCGCAAGATCGAGCTCTACGAAGCGTTCGCATCTGGCGACCTTCGGGTGCTGGTCATCAAGCCCAAGATCGGCGCATGGGGTCTGAACTGGCAGCACTGCGCGCACGTCGTGACGTTCGCGTCGCACAGCTACGAGCAATACTACCAGTCCGTCAGGCGCTGCTGGCGTTTCGGTCAGAAGCGCCCGGTGATGCTTGACGTGATCGCAACGGAAGGCGAGTCCAGAGTCCTCGCCAACATGCGAGCCAAGGCCGACAAGGCAGCGCAGATGTTTGAGCTACTTATCACTCACATGAACGACGCGATGAAGATCGAGAAGACGAACGAATACACGAAGAAGATCGAGGTGCCGCAATGGTTGTGAAGAATCAAGTCGTCGGCGACAAGTTCGCCATCTACAACGCGGATTGCGTTGAAGTCATGCAGCAGATGCCGGCGGGTTCGGTGCATTTGACGGTCTACTCGCCGCCGTTTGCTGGTCTGTATCAATACAGCAGCGACGAGAACGACATGTCGAACTGCATTTCGCATGACGAGTTCTTTGAGCACTACGGGTATTGCATCGACGAGATTGAGCGCATCACTATGCCGGGTCGGATCTCGGCCGTGCACTGCATGGATATCCCGCTCAGCAACGCTGGCTGCGACTCAATGTTCGATCTGCCGGGTCGCATCATCCGAGAGCACGAGTCGCGTGGCTTCGTGTATGGCGGGCGCCGCGTGATCTGGAAGGAACCGCTGATGGTTCGCAACCGGACGATGATGAAGAGCCTGCACCATAAGACGCTGTGCGAGGACTCGACGCGATGCAGCATCGCGAACGCCGATTATCTGCTGATGTTCCGTCGCAAGGGCGACAACCCGGTTCCGGTCACGCACGATGTCGGCCTGATGCACTATTCCGGCGAGCGGAAGATCCCGGCCGACCTGCTGACCTATCGTGGAATGCAAGGCGACCAGAAGAAGAACCAGTTCAGCCAGTGGATCTGGAGACAGTATGCCTCTTCGGTGTGGGACGACATCCGCATCGACAACGTGCTCAAGTATCGGTCAGCCAAGGAAGGCGAGGACGAGAAGCACGTCCACCCGTTGCAGCTTGACGTGATCGACAGGGCTGTCGTGATGTGGTCGAACCCGGGCGAGACGGTGCTCACGCCGTTCATGGGTGTCGGCAGCGAGGTCTACGGTGCAGTCCAAGCTGGCCGGCGTGGCGTCGGTGTCGAGCTCAAGGAGAGCTACTTCCGACAGGCTGTGCTCAACCTTGAGACGGCAAGCCAGGAACGGTTCGAGGAGCGAGTGTTGTTCGACGAGGCCAACGCATGACCCACTTCGACAACATTCGCGCCTGGGCCGAAGCGCGCAACATCATCGGCGGCTGCACGTCTCGCGATCAGTTCCTCAAGCTGACGGAGGAAGTCGGCGAGCTCGCGCAGGCGATCCTGAAGGACGACGGCGATGAGTTCGTGGATGCGATCGGCGACATCGTCGTCGTGCTCACGATCCTTGCCCGTCAGCACGGCACGTCGATCGAGCGATGCGTTGAGGCTGCCTGGGACGAGATCAAGGATCGCAAGGGCCGCATCGTGAACGGCACTTGGATGAAGGATTCCTAATGGTCTCACGCAAGCGGAACGGCCTGACTGATCATCAGCTCAAGGCGCTCGGGGTCATGCGTCAGTTTGGCCAGATGCAATACATCAACGACGGGTCAGCGACGCACTACCGTGCAGCCGATGGCACGAGGCATTCGCTGGTCACGCTGAAGAACCTCGAAGCGATGGGCCTCGTGTCGTTGGTGACAACCAAAAAGACGCGCGTCGCGACGATCACGAAGGAAGGTGCAAGCAAGCTGACGACGACGATCGTGGACGCGACGTTCAGGAAGGGTCCGGCTGCATGTCCTCCCGGCAAGCGCCGGCTGACTGATCACGAGCTGGCTGTGCTGCGTCAGATTGCCGATCACAATAAGGTCTTCTACGACGATGCGACGCGCACTTACGACGGCATCGACGTGCCTACGATGCGCCGGATGGCCTCGTATGTTTGGATCGCTGTAACGACGAAGCAATACGCGGAGATCTTGCCCAACGGTCTGCGCGCGCTTCGGGATGGTGAGGTAGCGGTTCTGTGAGGCGCCTCACGCTCCGCTTTCCGTTCGTTCCGAAGAGCGCCAAGAACCGATCAGAGATTCGGATGCACGGCACTCGCCGCTGGATCTCGAAGAGCAAGGCCGCCGAGCGCGATCAGTCAGAGATGGCCGCGATCTTCCGCGGCATGAACCTTGTCGAGTTTGGTCGCACGTTCTTCGGCGATCACTACATCGGCGTGCACATCGTCGTGCACGAGGACGATCAGATCGTCGAGGTCGAGGTGGTCGATCTTGGACCGCAGCCGAAGCGAGGTCGCAAGCACACGAAGCGCGACGTGCACGGTGTGGTCGAGTCGATCATGGATGGAATAGAGGGTCACGTGTTTGATAATGACCGGCAGGTGCGCTGGTGCACTGTCCGGTATCACGATTGGGAGATTGAGGGATGAGATACAACAACTTCCGCTTGGAGCATCCTGCCGGCGACGGCGTTCCTGTTGACTGGGTCGATGTCACGATCCCGCTCGACGTTTACAGCGAGCTCGGCGACGAGAGCAAGGGACGGCTCGTCTTCAAGACGGAGACGGGCGTGCGCTCGCCTGTCGTTGAGCAGTTCCGGCGAGGCCGGCAGGGCGTCAACGTGCGCGTCATGGGCATCTTCGCCAATTCCAGCGTGCACGGTTCGTTCGTGCGCGATCCGCAAGGCATCAAGGCTCCGCCGTTCATGCGGCACCCGAGCGTGCCCGAGAAGATCGTGCCGACGATCGGGACGCTCGGCTACGTGTTCTACCGGGATGAGCTGATCCGCTCAAACGAGGCCGAGGAACTGCGGCGCATGAGCCTGTCGGACGGCGATGGTGTCGTCGTGATCTGGACGCGCGTGCGCTCGATGCACCCGGTCGTTGATGTCGCGGTGCGTTGGTCGCGGCGATCATCGGATGGCTACGTGCCTGAGGTGACGTTCGATGGTCTGCGCGAGATGCACGAGGTGGCTGGCTTCAAGTCTGGCCTGCCGACGTTCGCCGATCCGCTCTGCGCGCCGACGCAGTGGTTCCGCGTGACGTTCGATCCCGCCGGCAGCGAGCACGGCTTCGAGGAGGTCCTGCGATCGAGCGCGAGCTCGGCTTGGCCTGTCGGGATGTGCACGGAATACATGACGCGCGATGAGCCCGGCGCCCGCTGGCTGACGTTCGGCCTGATGCCTCAAGCAACGTGGGAGCACAGCGCGGACATCTGGGGGGCCGTGCGTGTCATGCTTCAGAGCGGCGGGTTCTACGACAAGCGTCCGGGCGCTCAGGCGTTGTCTGCGAATCAGGCTGGCACGCAGCGGTTTGGTGTCGCGGAAGGTGGATACCTCGACCGATCCAACGTTGCGGATTCGTGGCTCGTCATGCGCGCGATCGCCAGCGACGAGGAGCTGCGACCGATCCACTACTACGAGGAAGACGGCAGCCGGCTGAACGTGGACGATCACCTGGAGTTCAGGACCCACAACCGGCGCATCGACTGGCGGAACACCAAGGACAAGCTCTGGTTCGACCGCGAGCTGCCGCGCGTCAGTCTGCACAGCAAGCGGACAACGGACGACGAGCAGCACTGCGACGAGCTTGGCATCGACGCATTCCTGGCGCTGTGGGATGACCCTGCGCTTGAGGAGACGCGACGGATGATGGTCGATCTTGACTTCGCCGACACGCAGATGCTGAACGGCCGCACGAACTCGGCTGCCCGCGGCATCGGCCGTCCGATGATCTCGCTGGCTTCGGCCGCGTGGTTGTTCGGTGACGATGCAACCGGCAAGAAGGCATCGACGGCTTGCCTCGTGCTCGCGCGCAACGTGCTGCGGACATGGGAAGGCAAGGACGTTCCCGGCGATCGACCGATCAAGCCGATCGCGACGATCAAGGGCAACGCGAGCTGGGCCTTGTCTGATCCCGAGACGGGCGAGCCGATGCGGGCCGCGGCGCCCTACGAGCACGCGACGGTTGTCGCTGGTCTGCTGTCGGCAGCGCAGGTCGTGCCGGAGATGCACCGCGCCGAGCTCTACGGGCTGGCGACGATGCTGACGCAGACGCTGATGCACTGGACGCACCGCAACATGGACGACCTAGAGTGGCCGTTCATCGTGGCCTGCTTTGACGGCGATCGGGACGGCCTGCCGCTGCCCGATGAGTGGCGCGTGTCAGGCACGCCGGAGTGCGCTGCGACGCGCGTCGAGGGCGGCTCGTGGACCTACTGGACGGGCTTCACGGCCTACGCGGTGCGGCACCTGCTGGACGTGTTCCCGCCGGCGGCTGCGGTCATCGGTGATCACGTCGAGGAAGCCGACAAGCTGATCGCTGGTCTCCAGATGGCCGCGGCCGGAGCGCCGGACGGGAGCTATTCCACGGCCTACCTCGTCGCGCGGTTCACCGCGATTCCCGAGGACTGGCCCGCCGGCTGGTGAACCTGCGGGCCGTGTTCGCGAGCACCGTCCGCAGCTCGTCGGTGGTCAGTCCGACTGCATCGGCGAGCGCGAGTAGGCGGTGCGCTGGCGGTCTGTGCCGGCCTGCGACCCAGTGATCGACGGCCGGCAGGCTGATCTTGAGGGTCTCGGCGAGATTTCTTCGAGCCATGCCGAGGTCCTCAAGAACGGTCCTAAGCTCCTTGTTTCGTAGGCCCTTGTGGCGATGTCTGGTCTTCATGGTGGGTCATGCTAGCACGGAATCCGAGGGAATCCGATAAATCCCGATGGCTTTCCTGCCGATCATCCCTACAGTTCCAAGGGTCGAGCGACGAACGCGAGACACCAACCCACCAACCAACCGACCGACCAACATGAACACCTCGCCTATCAAGCTTCGCCGCAGCACCGAATACTACAGCTTCTACCACATCCGCTCGGGCTTGCGGGTGCTCGACCTGCCCGCGGGTTGGAGGGTCGAATCCGACGTTTTTCGGTCCCACGCTTACGTCACACCCCAGTGGGTGGACGACCACCGCGTGCTGAACCAGGACGGCGAGCTCGTGTGCTACGGCGAGTCGCTGTCGGACGACATGCGCTGCGACTTCTTGTCCGATCTGCGAGCGGCGCTCGCGTCTTACTGCTGGCGCTGGAACGGGCACGCGCTGGTCGTCGAGTGACCCTGAGTCCTGAAGGCCGACGGAGAAATCTAAGAAACCACTAAATCCCTGGCTGGCATCTGCCGATCTGTAGGTGTCAGCCGAAACAACCAACCAACCAACCAACCATGACGACCTACAGCACCTACCACTTGTTCCGCACGGCCGCCGACGTTCGCGTCGGTGACTTCCTTTGCATGCCGGCCGACAAGCCGTGGATGTCTCAGCGCCGCATCCTGTCCGTCGACATCGACGGCGATCAGATCCGCATCACCTACGAGGGTCTCGGCGGTGTCGGTGAGCCCAAGGCGATCATCGCCGACGACGGCATGCGCTTCCTGCGCGGGGACATCACCGGCCGCCATGCCATCGAGCTCGCTGAGGCGCTCGGCATCGACAGGGTCTACTGCTACGGCAACCCGATCGACGACGGCGGCATGGTCGATCTCGACACCGCCCGGCAGATCTGCGATGAGGACCCGTCGCTCATCGTGCTGCGCACGAACGAGGTGTCGCGATGAGCAAGGCCAGCACCAAGTATCCGACGCTCGCGCAGATCCGCAAGGCAGCTGGCCCCTACGTCAAGGTCTGGGACGACGACGACTGCTACCGTGCGACGTGCGCGAACGGCTACTGCTTCGACCAGCCGGACGAGGGCAGGTATGGGTCTGGCTTGCATGAGCTTGTGGCTGCCTATGCGTCGCCGGGTTCCTCGCCGAGTCGCGATGATCGTGGTGAGGCCAAGGCTGATCTCCTGGATCGACTGTCCGGCGTCTGCGCTGAGGTGGCCGAGCCGTGCAAGGGTCACGCGCGCGGTGACTGCTCCTGGTGCGACGGATCTTCAGAATGAGCTAAATCCTGTTGGCCGTCCTGCCGATCTACAGGTAGGGCGGCAAGCCCAATACTGACCAACCAACCGACCAACATGAACACCACCAAGACTTACCAGATCATCCGCGCGTGGAACGGCGTAGCCGTGTGCGATGGCACCGTGCATCAGCTCGTGGAATGGGCTATGTGCCGCTGCGTTGACCGGGGAGAGGACAAGATCATCGACATGTTCTACGCGATCCCGAACAGCTGGGAAGGCGAGCAATTTGAGCGCGCGTTGCTCGAGTGGGTCACGCACGCTGTTCACGGCGAGTTCTGGGTCCGGGAGGTCGAGTGATGCACTACCACAACATCGACCACACCGACGACCTGAAGCTCGACGCCGTCAGGTCAGGTGCGCACATCCGCATGAGGATCACCGGCGCGACAGGCCGCTACGTCGGCACGACGCGCTCGGGAGTGGTTTGGGTGACATGGGCACAGACGCCCGATGCCTGGACTGCCAACGACGAGGCGAAGTTCGTCGCGATGCGTCATCACTTTCATCTGCAATAGAGGGACCATGATCAAGATCCACGAAAGCTACTTTGTGCGCTACACGGCGAGAGAAGACGACGGCACCACGACTCGTCGCGATGGATTCAGCGACAGCGATCCGCGCAAGCTCCTGGCCACGATCAAGAAGCTCGGACTGGAGCACCTTCAGGAAGTCACCATCTGCCGGAGGCACTTCATCACGGTGGATGTCGAGGCATCGGTAGACGATCTGCGCGAGTCTGGCTGCAACGACGCTGAGCTCGACGAGATGCTTCCCTACCTTCGCTGAACTACACACCGCCGGCACGGCCGGCATCACTACAAGGAGACGAGATGAACCCGTGCATCGTATTTGATATCGAGACTGCACCTGATCCGAACATTTGGGATGACTTGGAGTTCGTTGGACAAATCAAATCGGGCCTGTCGGCGCCGTCGAACTACAAGGACGAGGCCAAGATCGAAGCCTACATTGAGGCCGCATTCGATCGCGAGAAGGACAAGGCCGCGCTGTCCTGGTGCCACGGCAAGATCCGGGCGATCGGGCACAAGATGCTTGGATCTGATGACCAGCCGCTCGCGATCGTCAGCGAGGACGAGCTCGAAGTGCTGGACGCATTCAGCTCTGAGCTGTTCCAGCTTGAGGACGCACCGCTTGTCGGTGGCTTCAACATCAGGGCCTTCGACGTGCCGTTCGTCACGATGCGCTGCGCTGTGCATCAGGTCGAGCTGCCGACATGGTGGCCGGGCATCCGTGACTGGCACCGCATCGTCGATCCAGTCGATGTGTTTGGCCGGCAGACAGGAAGACTGAGCGACTACTTGCGGGCCTTGAGCCTGCCCGGTAAGTCGGCAAGTGGCAGTGACGCGCCGGGCATGACGCTCGACGAACTGGCTGCCTACGTGACGCAAGACGTGGAATGCGAGGACGCGCTGATCATGCGGCTGGCCTCGTTCTTCCCCGGCCTGCATCGCAGGAACTTCGAGCTCACGTGAGAGCTCACACCAACCAACCCACCAACCCAAGGAACGACATGACTGATCTAGGACCGATCCCGCTCAACCCACCGCGCAAGGGAGCATTCAGCCTCGCGTCGGTGCGCCGGAGCAACGAGCCCAAGCCGCCGAAGATCGTGATCTACGGCACTCCGGGCATCGGCAAGACGACGTTCGGTGCCTGCGCGCCGAACCCGATTCTGATCCAGACCGAGGAAGGACTCGGCCTGCTCGACGTGCCCCACTTCCCGGTCGCGCGCAGCTACCAGGACGTGATCGACGCGATCACAGCATTGCTCAACGAAGAGCACGACTTCGGCACTGTCGTGATCGACAGCCTCGACCAGCTGGAGCCGCTGATCTGGCAGCACGTCGCACTGAGAGAAGGCAAGGCCAACATCGAGGCGTTTGGCTACGGCAAGGGCTACATGTTCGCGGCCGACGAGATGCGGACGTTCCTCGCCGGCCTGGACGAGCTGCGCTCGCGTGGCATGACGGTGATCGTCATCGCGCACAGCGAGGTCAAGCGGTTTGAGTCGCCCGAGCACGAGCCGTTCGATCGCTACCAGATGCGACTTGACAAGCGCGCGAATGACATCGTCTGCGAGTGGGCCGACTGCCTGCTGTTTGCCTCTTATAAGGTGCACGTCGTTCGTGACACCGTGAAAGGACAGGAGCGCACGCGCGGAGCTGGCCGCGGCGAGCGCATCATGCACACCGAGGAGCGTCCCGCATGGCGCGCCAAGAACCGCTACCAGCTGCCTGCCGAACTGCCTTTGTCCTGGGACGCATTCCAGGAGGCGATCGGCGCATCCTTTGTCAACACCAACCAACCCAAGGAGAACTGAGTTATGGTCAACATCGACTTCAATCTGGATGCCGTCGAGGCGGCGACGAGCTATGAGCCGCTGCCGACTGGATGGTATGAGCTGCGGATCGCGAACAGCGAGCAGAAGATGACGAAGGCCGGCGACGGCAAGTATCTTCAGATCGAGTTCGAGCCCGACGAGTCGGCGCACCCGGAGATCAAGGGCCGGAAGATCTGGCAGCGATACAATTTGTGGAACTCGAACACGACTGCCGTCGAGATCGCGCAGCGCGATCTGAAGGCGCTGGTGCAGGCGTGCGGTCTCCAGTCGATCACCGACAGCGAGGACCTGCACGGCGTCACGATCAGCTGCAAGGTCGTCCTGCGGCCTGCTGCGAACGGCTACCAGCCGAGCAACGAGATCAAGGGCTACCGCGCGTCGGATGGTGCCGGCCCGAAGCCTCAGCCGAAGGCAGCGAGCTCCAGCGCATCCCCGCCGTGGGCTCGTAAGTGAGACATTGCGGCCGGGCGGGGGGAGCTGATGGGTATGGGATGTTTTTCAGTCCTTGCCCGGCCGCATCTTTTCATTGACATGTCTGCAAGGAGAAACACATGACTGAATTTATCAAAGGTCTCCCCTACGTCATCGTCCGCTGTCGCGACGCTGGCGTCCATGCTGGCTATCTGTTGTCCGTAAAGAAGCGGTCTGTGGAACTGGTTCATGCCCGCCGTCTCTGGTATTTCCGCGTGCCAATGGGTTCGCCATCGTTTTTGTCTGGCGTTGCGCTGGATGGATTAGATGCTGAAGGTTGCAAGATCGGCGCTCCAATCAATGTCACGCTGACGGAGTCATGCGAGATCATTAAGTGCACCGAGAAGGCCAAGAAGTCGATTACGGGATATGAAAGCCATGTGCGAACCAAATGATGGTTTTGATGGCCACGGCCGCGGCCTCAGTTCAGGCTTTGGCAACGACTGGGGGGACGGCCGCGGGTGTGGAACCGGTGGAGGCTGGGGCTCTGGCTGGGGCTGGGGATGCAGCTCCGGTTACGACAACGGCGAGGGCGACGGTGACGGATATGGTGTTAGTTGCGGCACCGCACAAAACGATGATGACAGGTTTATTTCTCCCGGTCAGCGCTACAACCAAGGGCACGGAAATAACTGGTCGTTTAAAAGTCGTAGCGTTGCATTTTACGGCAACGGTTATGGGCACGGTGACGGCGACGGCTACGGCCATGGCGATGGCATAGCTCAAGGATATGGCGACGGCTGCGGCGACGGTCACTACGGTTGTGGTGATGGATACGGATAGTGATTGCCGAGAATGTTCAAGCTACGCGACTACCAAGAGGACGCGATTGCGTCGCTCTATGACTACTTCGGCAAGCACAGCGGCAATCCGCTGCTCGTGCTGCCGACGGGCGCCGGCAAGTCGCTGATCATCGCGGCCCTGCTGAAGGGCATCATGTTCCGCTGGCCGAACCAGCGCGTGATGATGCTGACGCACGTGAAGGAGCTGATCGAGCAGAACCACGCCAAGCTGGTTTCGCTGTGGCCGTCAGCTCCTGTGGGCATCTACTCGGCGAGCATCGGTCGCAAGGATGCCAGCGCGAGGATCACGTTCGGCGGCATCCAGTCCGTCTGGCAGAAGACAGCACTGATTCCCCGGCAGGACCTGATTGTCATCGACGAAGCGCACCTCGTGCCCAAGAAGGCCGAAGGCATGTATCGCGCGTTCCTTGACGGCATGGCGAAGAAGAATCCGAACCTTCGCATCGTCGGCCTGACGGCGACGCCCTACCGCTTGCGCGGCGGGATGCTCTGCGAAGGCGAAGAGCGGATGTTCTCGGACATCGCCTACGAACTACCGATCACCGAACTGATCGACCGCGGCTACCTGTGCAAGGTCGTGCCGAAGCAGACGCACGCGGAGATCGACACCAAGGGCATCGCGAAGCGCGCCGGCGAGTTCGTTGCCAAGGATCTCGAACGCGCAGCTCAGGCCGGCGACATCGTCAAGCGTGCTGTGGATGAGATCGTCGCACACGGCGCAGGCCGTCGGTCGTGGCTCGTGTTCTGCGTTGGCGTCGAGCACGCGAGGCAAGTCCTCGACGAGCTCAAGCGGCACGGAGTGCGCGCTGACGCTGTGTTCGGCAACACCAAGAAGGCCGATCGCGAGCGCATCCTGGGCGACTACAAGGCCGGCAAGATCCAGGCGCTCGTGAACGTGTCCGTGCTGACGACGGGCTTCGACGCACCGCAGACAGATCTGCTTGCCGTGCTGCGTCCAACGCAGTCTGCCGGCCTGTGGGTGCAGATGGTCGGGCGTGGGATGCGGCCGGCAGAAGGCAAGGCTGACTGCCTCGTGCTCGACTTCGGAGGCAACGTGATGAGGCACGGACCGATCGACAAGATCGAGCCGAAGCAGGCATCAACCGGCGAGACTGGCGAGCCGATGGCGAAGACGTGCCCGGAGTGCACGGTGCAGGTCTGGATTGCCGCGCGCTTATGTCCGCACTGCGGCTTTGAGTTCCCGATCAGCGATGAACCGAAGCACGATGCGACGGCCTCGACGATCTCGCTGCTGTCGAGCATTGATCAGGAGCCGCAGACGAAGAAAGTTGATCGAGTGTTCTACCGCGTGCACCGTAAAGCTGGTAAGCCTGCAAGCCTGCGCGTGGACTACTGCTGCGGGCTCGACACTGTCAGTGAATGGGTCTGCCTGTGGCACGAAGGCTGGGCACGGACGAAGGCGGAGCGATGGTGGATGGATCGCAGCGGCGAGGGTCGCGAGTGGTTGCCTGAGACTGTCGAGGACGCCGTATCACTTGCTGTCGGACTCAAGAAGCCGGCACACATCACAATCAAGCCGGAAGGGCAATACAGGAGGATCGTGAACTATGAATGGAACGAAGATGAGCGACGAGGCGAGCCTGCTGACCTCGATGATCCAGTATCTGGAGCTGCGCCTTTCTGAAGTCAAGGAAGGCCGGGACATGCTGAACTTAGTCTCGCCGCGCGATGTCGATCTGACGACGTTCGAGCTGACGGACATGTTTAGTGCGGGTCATCCAATCCAGGTCTACAACGTCGTCAGCATGAGGCTGTTCCCGGGCGACTACAATCGCGACCGAATCAACGTCGTCTACTACACGACCGACAAGCAGAATCCGCACCTGCGCGACTTCCTCTACTGCAACCCGAACAACCCGAGCGCCTACGAGCGCGCGGTGCAGTGGTTCACGAGCGCAAGCGACGGCGACACTCTGCCGGATGACTCGGCCGAGATCGTCAACGACCCGGACCTGCTGCACCCGAAGCGCGTCGTCTGTCAGGTTCACCCGACGAAGACGAAGCGCAACGGCGGCCCGATCATGTCGGTGGTCGGTCATGAGTTCTGAGCGCATCACGCGCACCGAACTTGACCGATACCTTGCAACGCTCGCGGATCTCCTCCGCGTGCTTGAAAGCGTGAAGCCGGATCGGTCATGTTTCACCTGCGAGCACGCTGCCGTCGTGATGAGCGGCAGCCTGAAGTGCAGTCGATGGGACGCAGAGATCCCGAACGACGCACGAGATGTCGGCTGCGATGATCACGCCGACACACCTAATGAGATTCCGTTCTGATGTGGGTCAAGGGGAGGGTGAGTGGACGAGCGCATCGCGGTGCCGACGATCAGCGTCGGTCAAGGAAAGCAGAATCCGCAGGGTCACGCGCAGCCGGCAGGGGAGACGGTCTCCGACTGGCAGGCCGCTCTCGGCGCGCTGCCGGACGGTGAGTGCAGCTGGTGGTCGCCGCACGTCTGGACGCGGAACTACTCGATCGCAGCCGACTGGATGGGCGCGCACGGCTGTGCGATCGACATCGACTACGAGGACCCAAGCCTCCAAGGCAACCGGCACACCGCACTGCCGGACGAGGCATGGGCTGAGTTCTACGAGCTCGCCAAGTCCGGCGACATTCCAGGCAACCTGATCCACGCGACGCCACGAGGTGCGCGCGTTGTCTTCGTGTTTGACGAGGTCTGCACGCACCGCGATCAGATGCGCGGCGCGATGGAAGCGTGCGCTGTCCTCGTTGAGTCCGCGCTTGAGCGGTGCGACATCGAAGCGCAGCTCGCCTACGGCGGCGGCGAGGTCCGCGCTGGCTTCGCTGTCGATCGTGCGTGCCTTGACCTCAAGCGCATCTTCTGGGCGCCGAAGTGCCGCGTGGCTGGCGCCAAGCGCAACGCTCCGGTCATCGCGATCAAGGACGCGAAGTATCGACTGGGCGGACTTCGGATCGACGCGCCCGAGAAGCCACAACCGAGCGCCGCATCACCGAACCAGCAGTCGAGCATGTCGGCGGCTGTCGATGCTTGGTGCGAGGCGCACCCGATCGACTTCAGTTCGAAGACGTGCCCGGCCTGCGGTCACAACGACTGCTTCGGCCCGCTGGATGGCGATCCGTCCAAGTGGTTCTGCTTCAGCGCCAACCACATGCGCGACAGCGGCGGCATCGGGCAGGCCGGCAGCGTGGACGGCACGGGCTTCGGCGATGCGCTCGACCTTGAAGCCTGTCGTCGGAAGGTGCAGCCGGCAGATGTGCTGCGAGGTGATGGGTTCCTTGTGGACGAGGACCTGTCGCACATCGACATCTCGGGCCTGCTTGAGGGCGGCAAGAAGTCGAAGCCTGCGTTCGCGATCCGGCTGATCAACCTTGAAGGCAGCCTGAGCATCACGCCGCCGCCGTCGATCGTGGACGGCATCCTGCGTGAGCAGGACCTCGCAGTTCTCTACGGGCCTCCAGGCGTCGGCAAGTCGTTCGTGGCGATGTCGATGGCCTTGTCGGTCGCGAACGGCTGCGAGTGGATGGGCCGTGAGGTCGCAGCACCCGGGCAGGTCATCTACATGGCCGGCGAAGGTGTCTACGGCATCGGCAAGCGCGTGATGGCGTGGGCCGGCGGCAAGATCTCGACGCGCTCGATGCTGTGGTCGCACTGGTGGCAGATCAACGACTTCGTGCCGCTTCTTGATCCGTCTGCGTTCCGCGCGCTGATGGAGTCGATCGACGGCTCAGGCGTCAGGCCGCGGCTGATCGTCATCGACACACTCGCGCGCGCGATGACCGGCGGCGACGAGAACAGCGCCAAGGACATGGGCCTGTTCGTGATGCGTTGCTCGGCTCTGCGCGATCACACTGGCGCGGCTGTGCTGCTTGTGCACCACACACGAGGCGACGGCGAGCGCGAGCGCGGTAGCTCGGCTCTGCGCGGTGCGGCTGACGTGATGATGTCTCTCGTGCCTGACGATGACATCGGCGGCGTGTCGCTGAAGGTGGACAAGACAAAGGACGACGAGCCGCCTGACCCGATCGCCATTGACCTCCAGCGCATCGACATGGGCCACGATGCCGCCGGCAAGCCGATCGTCAGCTTGCGTGCAGCCAAGCACTCCGGCGAGGTCAACAAGGACGCGCAAGGTGGCCGACCGCTCGCGATTCTGTCTGTGCTGCGCGATCAGCCGGCAGGTGTCCCGTTCGTGACATTCACGGACATTGTGCACGCAACGAAGATCCCGAAGTCGTCGATCTCGCGCATCATCAAGGACCTCGAAGCGCAGGGCCTCGTGGTCACGCAGATGTCAGGTCAGAGCAAGCGAGTTCGGCTTCTGAATGTTGACTAAATCCGAAATCCACTAAGGAGGAATGATGAAGTTCAAGATGAGCGCCGACGAGTTTCGGCGAGTTGTTGGTGCGGTCGCTGGTGCGGCTGCGTCGAAGTCCACGCAGGAGGCTCTCAAGTGTGTTCTGATCACGGCCGGCAGCGGCGTGGTCATCATGCGAGCCAACGATCTGGAGATCGGTGCCGAGCAGTCCACGACGGACGCGATCATCAGCGAAGACGGGATCGCCTGCTTGCCGGCACGCGAGCTCGCTGCGCTGGCGAAGGACATCGGCGACGATGAGGTCACGGTCCGGCAGCTGAAGCAGTCGGTCGAGATCACGAGCGGCTCGCTGACGGTGCGGCTGGTCGGTCCTGACCCGTCGTCGTTCCCGTTCCAGAACGAGCCGAAGTCGATCGGCAAG